ATTCATGCTGAAATATTCGTGCAGTCATTCCTGTGAATTTAGATGTTAATGTTTCACCTGCAGGAGTTTGATATCTTGCCCTAATTTCCTTTGATCTCTTCATTTTAATATATAGCCCAGGAAAAGTCAAGCATCCTTCTTCAGAAATTTCTGTTTCGGTTCCATAATTTACGATACGTGGATTAAATATTGGAATAACACTATCTTCATCTGTTCCCATAATAAATACTCCATATGGCAATCCGACCTGACATGCTGACAATCCTATGCCATTTTTATTGAGCATCAATTCTGTCATGTCGGCGATCAATTTATCTGCTGACATTGGAGGATTACTAAAGTCCCAAGCGTCTGCAGGATATTTTAACATTTTATCATTTTGTTTTACTAATTTCATCATACCACCCTACTAAAGTTTTTATGTTTCTCAAAGCGAATCTGGCTTCGGAACTTATCAGTTAATACATCGCCCTTATGACTAATAACAAATACATTAGTTTCACCACCAATTTCATTCAATAGTTTTAAAAATTCATCACAACCAGAAGTATCTAGAGATGCGTCGAACACCTCATCAAGAATAAGCAAATTAGTATTGGTGCTGTTCTTGAGTTTCGCTATAGCTCTCCACGTAAACAACAAAGCTAGATCAATTCTCATTTTCTCGCCTTCAGAAAACGATGCGTATGAAAACTCGTCTCTGTGGCGACTCTTTATAATCTCATTAAACTCTTCATCTAATTGGAAGTTTACGAAAAAGTCTAGAGCAGAAAGATATTTGTTTATGAGTTTATTCATGATAGGAACATATTGACGGATAATTTTAGTTTTGATTCCTCCGTCTTTAAGCATCTTTGATGCAATATCGAATAACTCTTTATCTTCCAATAACTCCATACCTTTACTCTTGTATGTTTCGAGATCAGATTTTAACTTTTGTAAATCCTCGGTTTCCGAGTTTCTTTCTTTAGCTTCTTCCTTTATCAATCCAATAGAAGCTTCTGTCTTAGATATTTGCTCGTTATAGAACTTAACTTTTGATTGGTAATCCTTCACCTCATTCTGCATATTAGAAATGTTATTTTGAACCCAAGAAATTCTTTCTAAATTTCCTTGCACTTCCTCTAATTCGTTTGTGAGCTTACCTATGGCTCCCTCAGTTTCTTCTATAACATCCTTTGTGTGAGATAATTTGGCAGTTTTTATTTCTAATTGAATATACTGCTCGCATGTTGGACAATTATCATTATGCTCAAAAAAGTCTACTCGTTTATGAGCTTTCGAATGTTTGTCACGAAGCTTCAATAGTATCTCAGACATCTTTTCTGATTTCTTTTTGTATCCGCTTTCTGAGCTGATTTCTTCCATCAAAACATTAATAGAATCCATAGTATCTTTTGCCATATCATCATATGAATTTGCGTCCAGCTGATAACCACTTATATCTTTTTTTAGTTGTTCTAATCTAGAAGAAAAATCAGTTTGGATCTGTTTTAAATACTTTTTCTGTATGTCTATTTTTTCTTGAGTTATTTCTGCATTACGCTTAACTTCCAAAATGCCGTGTTTGTTTTCAGATATCCGATCTTTTAGTAGCATATTCATACTTGAAAATATTTGTATATCTAAAAGATCTTCGATAACCTCACGACGATCTCTAACAGAGAGCTGCATAAATGGAGTGAATGATGCATTACCCAATACTACAATTTGAGTGAATGATTTGTAATTTAGTTTTAAGATAGTTTCTTCTAATATTTGTTGATATTCTTTAACCGTTCCAGGTTGATCGATCAGCTTACCATTTTTCCAGATCTCAAATACATTAGGTTTATATCCACGTCGAACTAAGTATTCTGTATTGCCATTTTTAAAGTTTATCTCTACACAAAGATCTTTCTCATTGATAGTGTTAATCAGCTGCAGCTTAGTGATATTTCGAAAAGGTTTGTTGAAGAGAACGTATGTGATTGCATCAAGCAAAGTTGACTTACCAGCACCATTCTCTCCAACAATTACAGTCGAAGGAGACCTATCCAATTCTATATCAGTCCACTGATTACCTGTTGACAGAAAATTTTTCCATCGAATATTTTTAAAATATAGCATTCAAACCTCTAGATGTATTGCTTCATTATAAAGCGTTCTCATCAAATTGTCAAGCCTTTTCTTTGGGATCTCATTTGACATAGAGTCAATATAGTTTGATAATATTGTTACGGTATCTTCAGCCTCATCTACGATATCACCATCATCTATATCTAAGTTGAGAGCATCTTCAACAATTTGAATATTGACAGGCTCTGCTTTGTAGAGCTGATCAAGCATAGTGTCAAACCAATAGGGGTTGTTGACGGTTTGTTTTACAACTTTCACGTAAGTGTTCTTATATTCCGAAAAATCTAAATTTAGATAGTCAGCAGCTGTCTTACCCTCATCGCTATAGTATACCTTATGGAACATAGAAAACGGATTACGAATAAACTCGAGCTCTCTGGTATCAGTATCAAAAATATGAAACCCCTTTGGATCTTTATAGTCCGACCAAGTAATTTCATATGGTGTTCCGAGATAATGAATATTCTCTTTACTGTTCTTATGATGAAAGTGGCCGGAAAACACCATTTCAAATTTTTTGAACTTATCCATATTCATGCCATGCTCGTTTGCCATACCACGCATCATTAACATGCCTGATATCTCGAGATGTCCCATCATAATACTAGCTGATGTTTCTTCCATAGCTTTCAGAGCTTCTGGATAATTACTATTGTTTACCCAAGGCATCAATAGAATATCTGTCCCATCATATGTAACAGTCTCTGGGGAAGAATGGAAGTGGACATTATGCTGGTCGAATAACTCTTGCATAGAATTAATTTCATTAGTGTTTTTGTAGGGAACATCATGGTTTCCGATAGTAACTCTTAAATCGATGCCACTATCAACACATCTGTTTATGAATTTATCTTTGAGTCTCCGGAGAGTAATGTAGTTTATATATTTTCTTCTGTCTACAATATCCCCAAGATGTATGATATGTTTAATTCCATACTCTTCCAAATATGGAAAGAACAGCTCATCATGAAATTTAGTAAAGTATTCTAGAAAGTGTTGACTGTCATTTCTGGCACCCCAATGAGTGTCAGTTATCAAAGCAATTTTCATTATTATTAATCCTCAACAACTATGCGCTTTTTCTTCTTTCTGCGTTTATTCGATTCAAAATTTTCCACAAAATTAGAAATATAGTCTTCATTCCAATCATTCATTTTTATATTGTTCATAAAGCTTGATCCATCAGTATCATGCCCTTGAGTGTCTGATGTCTCTCCAAAAATAGTGGCATTCTCGGTTGCCTTCAACTTAGTGTACAAATACTTTTTTTCTTTTTGAATTCTACGCAAGAAAGCATAATACACTATTTGAGTAAAATAGGCAAATGGATTTTTACTTTTTTCTGGATTAAAGTTATCGATGTATTGGAGGCAATTTTCAACTCCATCCATGATCATATCTTCACGAAAGCTGTAGTTGATGAAGTTCGGTTTATATGACAAATGTGTTGCAATCTTTATAATACAATCAGCAATATAAAATGGAACATTCGGTCTTTTCTTTTCTTCTTCTTTGCATTTGGCAATATCTTCTCGATATTCTATCATCGCCTGTAGAAATGCTTTATTGTCTACATAATATGGTTTCTTTTTCTTCGCCGCCATTAGTGTATTGTCCTTTTACCAAGGAGATCACGGTATTCGTCCAGTAATCTCTTCACATCTTCTCTATCGAAGTTTTCTTCTTCTTCAGGTTCTTTGATTCTTTTCAAGGTTTGAGAGTAATGGGAGTCGACTTCTTCAGTCACATCTGCCATAACAACTATATGTTCTCTTAATATGGGAACCTGCACAGGGATTTCACCTAAAGGTATCCAAAAGCTCAACATAGTTGCTTTATGTTCACCCATAGTAATAGTCTCTAGTTTAAGAGGATCATCTATTAAAATATGGGCTTTTGTTTCGGAAACGATTCCAGCACATATGCTATCGCCGTTTACTAGTTTAATAAGTTTAGTCAATAGAATTTAACCTTATGTTATAGAGCTTGTATTCAAATTGCTCATCATTATACATTTTAACTCTTTCTGCAAAATGTTTAAGAGTATGGTTAACATGAGACTTATGAGATAAGTCATCAGATATATCATATAGGGTAGCAATATCTTTATTGTCACCTTTTCTTAAAGCCCTTCCAATCGATTGAAGGGTTCTCACCCTAGATTTAGAAGGACTGGAGAATATGACATTATGTAAATTTCTAATGTTGATGCCAGTCGAGAAAGTTCCATATGAAGCAACGATAATTGCATCCTGCTGTGTTTCAGTAATGTTTCTAATTTCTTCTCTAATTTCCGCATCAACTCCCCCATAGATGAAAAATACCTTTCTTTCTGTATCCACTTCCCCCTTTATTATGTCATATAATACTCTACCATGTTTTTCAACATATTGATATAAAAGAAGTGTATTACCTTTTCTAGTAAGTGTCAAGTTTTTTATAAAATTATTTCTAGAAACGTTCGTAACGAGATAGTCCATCTCATCTTGATATTTCGCCTTTTTCATCAACTTACATATAGAATCATCATATTTTAAAGTCAAACATTTAATTCTAAAATCAGAAAGAGTTTTATTTTCTATTAACTCTTTTGTGTCAACCACTTTCATTACTGGTCCAAACAGCCCTTCTAAGACCAATCTGTTAGTCTGAGTTCCATCTAGGGATCCAGTAAATCCAAATCTATACCTACAATCAGTAAGTTTTTCCATTATCTTTGTTAGAGAATTAGCCTTAAATAAATGCGCTTCATCTCCTATGACAATATCAAATTGATCAAACCATTTCTTTGGCTGTTTGTAAATAGATTGCCATGTCGAAATATATATTTTTGCATCATCGTCATTTTTTGCTTGACCACCAACAATACAATGGGTATAATAAAACTGTAGGTTTTTAGAATAATCTATAAAATCACTATTCATTTGGTACACTAATGAAGTAGTAGGTACAATCACTAATGCCTTTTTCTTCGATGTGCGCAAGTAAAATCTTAATAAACAATATATAATGAATGACTTGCCGCTTGCAGTTGGAGAAAGTATCAAAGCTCTGTGGTTTCTTATTGCATGAGCCACAGCCCTTAACTGATATTCTCTAAGGGTAAACTCTCCGTCGTTTAGATATTTAGCCAAACCATTTACTGGTATATCTATAGTGTCAGTTATTCCGTCATTAACGACTAGATCATATCCTCTTTCCTCGCAAAAGTATTCTATGTGCTTAATGAGTCCAGAGTATATAAGTTGAGTGTTGACATTATATAAGCGAATCTTACCATCCCAAACTTTGTTTCGAACAGCTGGCATGAACTTTGCTCCTGGAACTTCGAATGTAAAGAAGTCTGATAACTCCATCGCAGTTCCACGATTGCATTGTAGTTTTATATGCACTTCGTTTTTCTTATATGCTTGTATCTCGTCCATATCAACCCATTGTAAACTTCATCCAATCAATACTATTCTTGATCTGGAATCCACGATTATTAATTTGTCTTATTACAGCATCTAAGAAGTTTATTTTTTCTTCCTGAAGGGCGAGTTTGAGTGTGACGTCAATCATCATTTCGTCGCTCTCAATATATGTATCTACTTCGTTTTTTAATATTTTTTTGTAGATTTGATCTCTGCCGATTTCAGCAAGCTCTTGTCTATCTAGTTCTCCCAGATAATATTCCAAAAGCTTCCGTTTAGTTCTCTTGTATTCGGCACGCAGTTTATTAAATACATACTTTTCTGCAGTATATATTTTTAAATATTTATTATGTTTTTCCGGAATTGCAGCGCTTTCTGCGCCAAGTTCTGTTTCATCAAGTTTGCTATCTTTATCCCACATAGACATTATATCTTCAAGCTTCATATATCATCCTTATTTTATATTGTTCAATTCATACTTTCTATATGCAAACGTTGCATCAGCATTCATAGGCGTCACGGTTGTTTCTTCAATATTAAATTCTGGCATTGAAACTGACACTGGATATGCATCAATAAACTTCACTTCGATATTGGGCTTATAAGCCGCCGTTGTTATCATAAGAGAAGCATCACTATAGACTTCTCCGAGTCTTTGCACTCCTTGTTGAAGATCAGACCTTTGTTGGAAGTTGTCGGGATATCCCAACCCTATCATCCAATCATATACTTCTGAGAAATTCTTTAAGTCTTCATCGACACGAAATCTAATGGTCAGTAGACCAAACGTTAGTTTATCTCCAGGAACAGGCAATTTGATAAATGTGTTGTCTATAGTATCAATCTGTCCTAATGTCATGTCAGGGATATTAGCTGATGTTGTGAAATAATTGACATGCGGCATCTTCTGGATCATGAATTTAAATCCAATAGGTGAAAGGTAAGATTTATTCTCTATATCAGTATTCGTTAGTGTAGCCATTTTACTCTCCGTGATACCTAGTATTTAGGCACAAAAAAATGGGCGACCGAAGCCGCCCAGTTTAAACTAGTTTTTATTCACTATTACATCAAGTTTGCGACTGCAACTTTTCTGTAGTAGATGTTTTTGTCGCCAGAAGCTACGGTGATAGCACCTGTAGCGTTTGTTGTGGCGAATGGGTTTGCTACCATACCATAACGAGTTTTGAACCCGATTTTTGGCTGGAAGGTGTTTTCACCAACGGCACGTACCATTTGTAGCGGCACGTATGGGCAATAGAACAAGCCAGCATCAAATGCGCTTGTGCCTTTGTAGCCCATGGTGTAGAAGTTTGAGGTTGCATATGGATCAATATAGACCTTTACACGACCATTCAATACACCTGCGAAAGTGTTTCCTGTGTCATCTGTTGCCAGATTGTTGTTCAGCGCTGGAGTATAATCCAGAACGCCAGCCATATTCAAAGCAGAAGCAACATCAGATGAAGTGATCATCAGGTTACCTTTACCTCTACGTGTGGCTTTAGCGATTGCATTAGCATCACGCTCAATTTGGAACATTAAGCCTTTGAACTTTTCTACTGACCAGCGACCGTTTGAGTCGGTGTCCAGATCGAAAGTGCCGTTAGTTGTTACGTCAGATGTAGCACCCTGCGAAGCAGTAATGTTAATTGTACGAATAACTTCACGGTTGATTTCTGCCAAAATCTCTGTTGACAAGATGTTTGACAATTCGGTTTCAGCATCCAAGCCATGTACAGCTTTAAGATCTTGTGCGAGTTCCATAGTGTACTCAGCTTTCAGCGCACGGCTTACTGCTGTTACACTGACTTTCTCGATTGAGAACGCCATTTCTTGGAAAGCATTCGCTGAGCCATCACCCAAAGCTTCAGATGCCGAACGAGTCATACCAGTTGAAGCTGTGTATGTTCCTGTTGGATCTGTGCCTGATTGTGATCCAGCAACACCACCTAATGTAGCGTTTGATGCTGTATTACCTGCGGCTGAGCGTGAAAACGTAGAATCAGCTTCGTTGTGAAGTGCTTCTGTTCCACTTTGGTTGTTGTAACGTGAACGCATTGCAAAGATCAAGCCTGTTGGACCTGACATTGGCTGAACACCAGCAACGTCATATGCAATTAGGTTTGGTGCTGCACGACGAATCAAAGAGATCAATACTGGATCGAAGGTGTCAATTGCACCGTCACCAGCAGTTGAGCTTGATGCGCCCATTGCGTTTGTTGGAGCTGCTTCGCCAAGTAGAGACTGGTTGAATTGTCCACCCATTTGTCCCGCTTGCTCTGCAGCAGCTTTTTGTTGATTTTCTAAGAGAGTAGCTGTTACGGCTCTTTTGTGAGGATCTTTGATCGCTTCGAGATCTGGATGCTCAAGAACTGGTTGCCACTTCTTTACAAGCTCATCAGTCTGATACATTTTAGGTTCTCCTTTTCGGTAATCTAACCTTTTTACAATTATTATTTATAATATGTTACTTTTTAATGGTTCTAGAAATGGCATTCATATAAGCCGACATAGAAGGGTCATATGAAGTGTTTACTTCTTCATCTAACTCTAGAGGCTCATCGTCCATTGCAAACTCTTCTGTTAAAGTTTCTTCTTCCGCTTTGAAATAAGATTCTTTAATGGTTGAAAGTTTCTCGGCATACTCTACATCACCTTCGAAGTCAACGCCTTCAACCAAAGCTTTGAATTTTTCAGATTGAGTTTCTGTCAAACCTTCTGCCATCTCTTTAAAGATGGAAGCTGATTTAACTTCTGCCAATTCTTTACGCAGCTCAATATTGCGGTCAATTTCTTCGTTCATAGAAGCTTCTTGTTCCTCAACCTTTGCTGCCAATTCATCGACGAGATCTACCTTTTCTTCTGGAATATCTACATAATTTTCTGCGAACAGATCACGTAGTCCAGTCATAAAGTTTTCTGCAATCTCGGCACGAATTCCTTGTTCTACTGCCAATTCATTTTCTTTCATCCACTCTTCAGCAACATACTCAAGATAATCGTCTAGGCGACTAGCCAAATTTTCGTGGATTTCGTCTTTCTCGACTTCAAGCTCTGCTTCAAGATCAACAGTAACAGTTTCGAGAATTTCGTTTACCTTTGAAACAACTGCTGCTTCAAAGACTGTAGTTGCCTTTTCCTTAAACTCTTCTGTGAGCTCTTCTGAACCGAAGATAGCTTTTACATCTTCTTCTACATTCAAATCAGCTGATGAGATTTGTTTAATTTCACGAAAAGAAGTAGTCTCTTCTTCAGTGATGGCATCTTCTAGTTCGTCAATATCAAAACCTTCTGCTTTCATTGAAGACATAATTTTGCCATAACCTGCAGACAGATCAGACTTTTTCATTTTCTTCATAGCACCAACCATAGCATTAATCATGCCTGTTTTGGTTGTTGGGGCTTTTGCTTGTGGAGGCTCTGACTTTTTGATTGCCGCTGCAGTTTCTGCTGCTGCAGCATCTCCGTCATAAGGCTTCTCAGCCTTACCTTCTTCGAGAGCGGCATCATCTAAGATTTGCTCTTCTTCAACTTTATTTTCGTTATCCATTGGATCACTCCTCTGTAAAGTAGTTATCTCATTTATTACCATATATTTATAATAATTAGAGTTTAGAGAGAAAGTCCTCAAACACTCTCAATTTCGTTTCTTCTAAGTTGCTCCGTGATGCTTTTTTGATATCTTTTTGATAATCATCAATTGAAGCTTCACGAATAATGCCATTATCCCAAACCCATTCTTTACTCTCCATAATACCATTTACAAAAGCATCAGGAGCAGAAGGATCTGCAACAATATCCGCAGCAGTTGCAAGATAAAAATCACCTTGAACTTCAGCTACGCCATTTCGTTGTTTTAAAGAACCCATACCACGACTAGATACCCCAAGTTGAGCACCTTCCTCCATAAGAGACTTAACGATAGCACCGTATGGTGTCTCTGTCATAATCTTAGCTTTACCCATAAAATTAGAGCCATCTCTTTTCAGCTCTGTAATCATATGTGAAACTCTTTCTAGATTAATTGTTGGTCCAGAAGGATGTCCAAGTTCTCCATATGCACGATTTTTTTGTACATAGGATTCGTTGTATCTGTTGACTTCTTTTTCTAAAACATCTGCAGGATAAACACGACCATTTCTATTCTTGATGTCGCCTTGCATAAAGACGCCTTCAATCATAAATCTTTTCTTACCTGTAGCTTCGTCAAGCTGTTCGGTAATGTAATTTATGTCTTCATTTACTTCACAGATTAGTTTCATTTCTTAATTCCTTACTTACGGATTTCTCTACGATCTCCGTTAAACTGGTGGTCGCCAGCAACTGGATGTTTCGTAACTTCCATTTTATGCTCATCGGCAAAATCTTGTTCACCTTTGGCACGTGTACCGTTCTCGGGCTCTTTTTTATTCATTCCATCAAAGTTGCTTGCATCTGTCATTGCAGCCCCTTCTGTGAAATTTTTAAACCTCTTGATCGTCATGTTCTTCCCCTTCGAAGTTTTCTTGATCATCATCCTCTTGCGGAGATAAAAATTGATTTGCCACTTCAGTTTTTTTCAATTCAACAGCATCTGATATACGAGCCATCAAAAGATCATTTATCGCAGCTTTGAATTCTGATCCGTTTCCGGCAGCTGCCAATGCTACTGCATCAATTGTTGTGTTCTCGTCATCCATAATATTCTCCTTAATGTATATTTATAATATTAATTTTCTTCTTGATCTTCATCACCATACTGATCTACTTCAGAGGCGATTTCCTTATCAATTTCTTTCACATCATCTTCAGTTTGCATCAAAACATTTTTACGAACCCATTCCACAGAATAGTATTTGCCCACATATTCATCAAGTTCTCTTAAGAGACCCATACGACCCATCATCACTTCATTGTTTTTCAACTCTGTAAAATGGTTATCCTCTAAGAAATCATAATGGATTTGTTCTTTGAGTTCTTTCCATTCCTGTTTAGTCATGACTCCTTTAAGTAGAAGCTGTTTTTCTAAAAGTACATTAAATAATTCTGTAAATCTTTGACGCAATCTATTGATGAATTTAGAGAATTTCAATTCGTCTCTGGTTATTTCAGATGATCTTCCGAGATTAAATTGTCCATCAGATTGCAATCTAGAAGTTGGGACATTTAATGCTTCATATAGTTTTTGCTTGAAATAATCTACATCATCCATTTCACCAAGGTTTTGGCCACCAGGAAGCGTTGATATTTCAGTGCCTCTTGAACCCTCTTTACGTGGCAACCAATAGTCTTCAAGCATGGTCATATATTTTCGATCATCACGAATTTGACCAGTATTAGCATCATAGACAAGCTTGTTTTTATGTCGTGTCATCATATCACGAACATACTGCTCAGCTTTACCATTCGGTAAATTTCCCACATCAATATAGAATATTCTGTGTTCTGGCGCACGTGCGAGTCTGTATATGACTACAGCATCCTCTAGCATTCTTAGTTGATTTAATGGCTTGATGGCTTTATGTAAATGAGATAGAATCATAGAGTTCTTCTCATTCTGAACCCCTGAGTGAACGTATGCCATGGCATCTGGAGCGATTTTTAATCCTTGATTTCCGGAAGAAACACCTTTAGGAGAGTAGATAAAATACTCATCATATTTTTTGGGAACAACTTTGTGTGCCTGATTTGCAATAGGAGCACGAGGATCTTTTTTCTGCACTCTCACTTTTTTAATTTTTCTTGGATCGATATATCTAAGTTCTTTGATACCTTCATTCGGTTTCTCAATATCAATCATTACATGATAATATATTCTTCCATCAACGTACCAATTTTTGAATATATCATAAGAACGAATATTAAATTTTAATAGTCTTAACACACCATCGAATTCTTCACGAATTCTTTGTTTTATATTTTCGTTAACATTATCAATATCATCTAGCACTATAGAGACTGATGATTCTTTTTCATGCCCAATAATCGCTTCATTAATTACATCGTCGATAGCTCTCTCGCACTCAGGTTGCTGAGACATCTCACGATATTTGGTTATGAGGAGAGATTCATTTTTTGCTGTGCCATCTAGGTCAACTGTGGTTCCAAATACTCCACCTTCATTGACAGCGACAGCGCCATCATCATTTGGTGGGGGTGCAAAAGATTGAACACTAGGGGGTTGTTCCTCTTGCTCTTTCCTGCCTATTTGGAATCCGAATAATTGTACTGCCATTTGGTATCCTTAATAATAAATCGGGGTGGACATATCTATTTATACGTCCTCCCCAGAGTCACTTATCCAACTTTAAACGCCGCCAGCGTTGCCAGTTGTGCCACCTGAAACTTGCCAATAATCATATTGGAATGTTGCGGTGTATTCTTGGATGCCCTCAACTTCCCATCCAAGGTCGATTTGAGCAACCTCAGTTGGATATATACCTACAAAATCATAAACTCTCAAAATTTCTCCAGTTTTACTATACTGTGTAACTTGAGCTGTTGATTTATAAAGTGAAGGTGATGATCCACCAGCTGTGCTAATATTTCCTTGAAAAGAATTGATAGCATTAGACCATTGCTCTAAAGAATTTCTAATAGCGAAATCCTCATCGTTAATAATGGTCGGTGACCATTCAGCATATGTTCTATTGCCAGCCAACTTAATTGTCCTACCAAAATAAGGAACTTCGATAGTTCCTAAAGATGCAGCTGGAATAGCAGCAGCTTTACATAAGAAAGGAACAGTAACGTCAGCAACACCATTAATAGGGTTGGTGATTTGTACTTGGAAGAGGGCACTACGTGCGCCCCCATCCTTTAAAGCACCAGCGAATTCATTTACATTAAACGCCATTTTAGTTCTCCTGTTTTATCTATTTATGCTCTGCCAACAATCTCGGTGAACTCAACGCCTGTGCGAACTGCAACAAAATTTAACTGGATAAAGTTGATGGAGCGAGAAGGTTTGACATAAATGTCTCCCACGAACTCATTTCTATCAATAATTTCACCAGTATTATTTGTACCATCGCATACAACAGCGAAATCAGTAATACCCTTGCGTCCTTGCACATCACGCAAGAATGGTTCTACTAAATTCTTAAACTGTGCTCTCGTAAACTCATCATTAAATTCGAACAAAGTAAATTTAGAAGCTGTTGAAATCGCTTTTTCAAGTACGATAAACAATCTACGAACATTAATTCTATCGAAGGCACTAGGCTGGTTAAGCATAGTTTTGTCTCCAAAGAGAACTGTTCCTTGTCCTGGAAATGTTACTACAGGGTTGATGCCCTTTTTATATAGATTATCTCTGTCGGTTTTTGATGGATTGTATGCTAATTTGATAATATTTTTAACATTACCACGGTTAAATCCTGCAGGCGAGAACCAAGGATCACGTGTCAAATCAGTTTGAACCATTAAACCAGCTGTATCTCCATTTAAAGGAACCCATCTGTAAACATCATTAAATTTATCATATTGATATTTCCAGCTTGAATCCATTACAGCATATGAAGAACTTGGAAGAGTGTCACGATAAGCAATTACATCTTCTGCTTCTTTTCCGGCATATGAACCGTTGTTGACGCAATCAGCTTTTTCTGGCGAAAGTACTGCCACGCAGTCTTTTCTAACATCTACAATATTGTTAATAATGTGCTTTACTGTAGTTACATCATGCCCCGAGGCCAAAACCAAAGAGATATCGATATCTGTTGCTGAAGAAAACTTATTGTATGCGGTAATTAAAGCTCCTGATGTTAAAGCATTTGTGTCACTACCAGCTAGGAATGACGTACTAACAGGCAATGCCGCTCCAGTAAATGTTACTGTTGCATCAGCTCTACTTCCAGCTGATCCAAGATTGGCGTTGTGATTAGCCCACCAAACCCATGAAGAGTTTTGATTGATCACATCTTTATAAAAGTTTGAAGAACCCTCATTTGTTTTTGCATCTTTTGCAACTGACAGCTGATTATATACTTCTAATACTGATCCTTTAGTGCCAGTGATTAATCCGTCTTCATCAGTAACTACAACATGGATACCATCGCCAGCTGAGCCATATTTTGTCGCATAATCAGATGTTCCTGGAGCAGCTGTTGTAATTCCAGCGTGTTCCCAACTACGACTAATTGTGGTGAAATCAGTATTGGCCACTGTTGTTCCAACATAATCTTCTGCTAGTGTGATATCTTGACCTGAAATTGCAGCAATCTTACCTGTCAGCTTCTCAGCGCCAAGAACTAAATTATCACCAACACTA